AGAAGATCGAGGACGACGTCCGATCGCTGCAAGACGAGGCCGAGGAGCTGCTGCCATGAAGAGCTACGAGGACTACTACAACATGCCCGACATGTTCCCGCAGGAGATGCGCAAGCTGGGGATCCCGATCAGTTCCAGCGATGAGGTGGACCCGAGCACCAGGGCAGTGCTGTTGCTCCTGGCCGCCAGGGTGCGGATCCTCGAGGGCCGTCTGAACGGTGAGGACCAGTCCAATCTGGAGGTATTGCTGTCATGAGGCCGCACCAGATGAACCCCCAGCCAGAGAAGCACATCATTGTCCGGGTGGATCCCTACAGCAACGTGACCGGGCTCGGCACCACTGCCGGCGGCGCCTTTGCTGACATAGAGATGGCGGAGCGTAGGGCAGAGCTGCTCAGGGAGATGTACCCGGGCAGCCAGTTCTTCGTGCTGGCCATCAAGGCCACCTCGAGGCGTGGCGGAATCAAGTCAGACGTCTAAAGTTTGACGCGGACCAGATATACGGTATATTCGCTACAATTGGGTCAATACCTCCCTGAAGGACCAAAGCCGTCCTTATTCGCCTCGCTACTCGCGGGGCTTTTTTTTGCTCGGTGACCCGTAACTGGAGCCGAAAGATGCCAGCCAAGAAACGAGACACGGCCACCGCGAAGGCCAAGAACAGACGAGAGCGCCAGGTGGCACTGCGAGAGCAGCTCCAGGCGCAGGGTCATGTTCAGCATGTTGTTGATATCCTGGGGAAACTCAGTGATGAGAAGACGGAGATCGAGCCTGGCATGATGCACCGGTATGACCTGGTGCTGAAGACCAAGCTCAAGCTGATCGACAAGTTCCTCCCGACCGAGAAGCCTGTCGAGGTGAGCGGGGATCCAGACAACCCGGTAGATCACCGGCACCAGGTGGAGTTCGTATGAGTGACCCTCTGATCTGGGACATCCGCCCGGCTGAGACCCCGTTCCTGCAGTTCTCGCCGCACAAGAACGCCCTGAGGACCGTCGCACGGTTCATGGGTGGCTCTGCCCATGTGGAGCAGCTGAATCGCCGCCTGAGGCATCGTGTGCTCAGTGTCCGCCATGAGTGGAGCGAGAGCCCGCTGTGGCTGCCGTGATATGCCGAGACACCAGATCCCAAAGGCCTTCGAGGCGCTATTCCGCCCGAAGCGCTACAAGGTCTACTACGGTGGCAGGGGTGGCGCTAAGAGCTGGCAGATAGCCCAGGCGCTACTGCTGAGGGGCTGGGAGAGGCCTACCCGCATTCTCTGCACTCGAGAGCTCCAGGGCAGCATCAAGGACTCGGTCCACAAGCTGCTGTCGGACATGATCGAGCGCATGGGGTTGTCGCACTTCTACGAGGTGACGAACAACTCGATCATCGGGAACAACGGCACCGAGTTTTTCTTCCTGGGCATCAAGCATGACCCGAAGAAGATCAAGTCGACAGAGGGCATCGACGTCTGCTGGGTCGAGGAGGCCGAAGCGGTCAGCACCTCGAGCTGGCGATTCCTGGTCCCGACCATCCGTAAGGAAGGCAGTGAGATCTGGGTCTCGTTCAACCGTGGCCTGAAGACTGATGCCACCGACAAGCGGTTCATCCAGCCGTTCGAGGCCGAGATGCGCCGCACCGGGACCTTCGAGGAAGGCATCCTGGTCTCGGCCGTCTATGAGGACGATCGCTACTACATCCGCAAGGTCTCCTGGCGTGATAACCCGTGGTTCAGCGAGGAGCTCCGCCTCGAGATGCAGGCGGACAAGGAGCTCGACTACGAGGAGTACAAGCACGTCTGGGAGGGCGAGTTGAAGCAGTTCGCCGATGGCGCAGTCTACGGCGAGCAGATCCGCAAGGCCCAGCGCGATGGCAGGATCACAACCGTCCCGATCGAGAGCACTGAGGTGTTCACCTTCTGGGACCTGGGCAAGAACGATCACACTGCCATCTGGTTCATGCAGCGCGTAGGCCTGCAGAACCGGTTCATCGACTACTACGAGAACCGGCAGAAGGATCTCGAGCACTACGCCAGGGTGCTGAAGGAGAAGGACTACCTGTACGGGATGCACTACCTGCCGCATGACGCGGAGGCGAAGATCCTGGGGATGAAGAAGACTCGCCGGGAGATGCTCGAGGACCTGGGGGTGAAGCCCACCGAAGTGGTCGATAGGATCCAGAGCATCAATGAGGGCATCGAGCTGACTCGACAGGCCTTCCCCAGCTGCTGGTTCGACCAGGAGCGCTGCGAGCGTGGACTCGACTGCCTGAGGGCCTACCAGTACACGTTTGACGAGCTGAACGGCACCCACCGCCAGGTGCCGCTGCACAACTGGGCCAGCAACGGTGCTGATGCCTTCCGACAATTCGCGCAGGGTTTCGTGCCTCCTGAAGAGGATGAGTGGGAGCCCTGGGAGACAGACACAAGCTGGATCGCATGAGCAAGAACTTCCAAGCAATGACAGAGGACGAGCTTCTCAAGCTCCTCCAATCGAAGCGCAACAGTGGGACCTCGAGCGATTCCAGCGAGGAGTCGTCTGTCCGCCAGAACAACCTGGACCGCTACCTGGGCAAGCCTGACGGCACCGAGATCCCAGGTGGATCCAAGGTCGTCACGCGCGAGGTGTTCGAGCACGTCGAGTGGGCCAATGCGTCCCTGATGCGTGTGTTCGCTTCCAGCGAGAAGCCGCTGGTGTTCGAGCCTGAGGGCCCGGAGGATGAGCAGCAGTCGAAGCAGGAGACCGAGTACCTCTCGCACGTCATCCTGAAAGAGAACCGCGCCTACATGAACCTGCAGGCCTGGTCGAAGGAGATGCTCCTGTCGCCGGTGGCCTACGCGAAGGTCCTGGTGGACGAGACCGAGCAGGTCCAGGAGGAGACGCACGAAGCTATCCATGTGTCCCAGGTGCAGATGCTGGTACAGGATCCGCAGGTTGAGATCCTGGCTGCCGAGCTAGTCGACTCCGACCAGACTGGTGACTACTACCGTGTGGTGACCAAGACGACCAGGAAGCGCCCGCGCATCACCTTCATGCCGGTGCCTGGCGAAGAGATCGAGGTAGACGACGACCACACCGAGGTCAGCCTCGAGGACTGCCGGTACATCAACCACCGCCGCAAGGTGACTGTCTCCGACCTGATCGAGATGGGCATCTCCAAGGATGTGGTAGATGAGCTGTACGACGCAGACGACGGCGACCTGAACGAGGAGCGCATCAACCGGCTCGGCGACGACAGCAACTTCGAGGATGAAGACGAGGAGTACGGTGCCGGGCGTGAGCTCTGGCTGAACGAGACCAGCATCGTGGTCGACTATGACGGCGACGGGGTCACTGAGCGCCGCAAGGTCAAGTACGTCGGCAACAAGATCCTCGAGAACGAGATCGACCCGTTCGTGGATATCGTCGCGGCATGCGCTGTGCCGCTGCCGAACACGCACGAAGGCCTGAGCTACGCTGACGTGGTTGTCGACCTGCAGACCACCGAGACGCAGCTGACCCGGCAGATGCTGATGAACCTCTACCGGACGAACAATCCGCGCCCGGTTGTTGGCAAAGGCGTCAACATGGCGGATCTGAAGAACGATGCGCCGAACCATCCGATCCGGGCACGGGACATCTCGCAGATCCGTATCGAGCCCACGCAGCCGGTGCTGAACCAGGTGCTGCCGGCACTCGAGCACTTCAGGACCCGCGGGCAGTCGCGCACTGGTGTGAACGAGCACACCACCGGGCTGTCGCCGGATGTCCTGGCTGACGCAACGAAGGGCGCCGCACTGATGGGTCTCGAGCAGGCGAACCTCCGCCTCGAGGTCCTGGCGCGTAACTTCGCAGAGAGCGTCAAGGAGCTGTTCCTCAAGGTCCACTACCTGCTCCGCAACTACGTCGACGCAGAGAAGCAGATCCGCATTGCCGGCAACTGGACGCCGATCAACCCGTCGCAGTGGCGTGCCCGTGAGGACATGACCATCAACGTCGGTATCGGCAACAGCACGAAGGAGCAGAAGCTGCTCGCCGCGCAGATGGTGATGCAGACCCAGGAGAAGATCGTCGTCAACGGTGGCTTGGGCCGCCTGGTGACCGAGCAGAACATCTTCAATGCCGCGGCACAGATGGCCGAGGCAGCTGGCGCACCGAACGCGCTGCAGTTCTTCACCGACCCGAGCAACCTGGATCCCCCGGAGCCGGAGC